CATTACCTACCCAGCCCCTACGCATATGTGATTGAAATACTTCAGACTCATTCGCACGTTTTTCGGCAAACAAACTAGTTAGAATTGCTGTTTCAAAAAAATCTTCTGACCTAATATCCCCATTATCACCAATGGCAAGATCATACAAATCATTATCAATTTCTTCTAGAAAGGCATCAATTCCAACTGTCATCTATTCACCTTTCAAAACGGTAGTTGTTTCTGTTCCAACCACAGCAGTTTGGTGTGGTACAGCAGTGGGGCCATCAGAAATTGTTTGATGTGTATGAAGATTAAACATTGCTAGAAATGCTTCATTGCACAAAGAAGTAGCTGTTCCACCATTACTAGCTTCAACCAATGTCGCAATTAAATCAACTAATGCGGTGCCATCAATTTTAATCACTCCACCTTTAACAGCAATTAGTGAAGGTGAATCTATTGATATTGATCCACCAGAATCAATATCAATTAGTCCAGTTGATACAATTCTTGTTATTCCAGTTGTAGTTAATACTGAATTGATGGCATCAACATTTACATTACCAAGTGACGATTTTATGTTTATATCACTAATGGTGGCTTCAATATCAATACCACCATCTAATTTCATGTGAATGTAAGATTGTGTAGTTGGGTTATACACCAACACTTCCCCCGGCAATAAAGGTGTGGGAAGCAAAGAACCACCCCTTTCTTTTGGGCTACCTGGGAGTATTACTTTATTTTCAGGATCTGCATTCATTGAGAGCATTACACATAAGGCTTCTGCCCCTGGGTTTGCGTGAAATCCGTAGGGATACCAAGCAAGAGCATCAGCAGCTTTTCCCATGTAAGCCACTTTGTGTACAGGGAAATCTTTATTATCAAGACTTATAGAATTGATGACTGCCCATCTAACAATGCCTTTTAGTGCATTCAGAAAATTCATTAGTTATCACCAAACAACTTGGCAGGGGACCAAGGAACCCACAAATCTGGTTCTGTCAAATTAACTTGTGTAACTAAATCAGTACCTTCTTTGACCAACCCAACACCTAGCTTATCAATGGAAGTTTGGGTTGGCAATTCTAGTGTGTAAGCATCTTTGTGTACCAAAGTTAAATTTGTACGTCTGCCTTCCATACCAAGGGAAAAAACCACAGAATTAACAAGCATTCTTGATTCAATCCCTGCAAAATCATCTTCAACATTTATTACTTCATTGACAGCCCAAAGATTACCAGTCTGATTTCTGAATCCATCAACTGTTGCAGAGTAAGTTTGACTGCGCGTTTTCCTAATGTTGTATTCCCACTTGTTTCTTTCTTGCAAATCGCCTGTGCTAGTTGCATTTTCAGCTAGGATGGCAAATTGTCTGCCTGACCTAACATTAGTATCTTCAAGTGCAGAAATTTGTTCTACCATACTAGTGGTGGTTCTTAAACCATCATCATTTATAGCCACAGGGTTTTGTTGGCTAGCATTTCTGTAAAGTCTGAAAAGCCCAGTAGTGTCATAGCTACAAGCAAAAGAAAGTACATTGTTGGAATTGTTCCTAATCTTATTCTGCAGGGTTGCACCAATATGTTTTCCTGATGCTCTTTGGATGACGATATTTCCAGAAGCATCAGATGACAAAAGCACTTGCCTCTTGCGAGCAAGCCCCTCTATAAATTCCCAAACGCCCATGCCAAATTCAGGTGAAGCCAAATCTTCTGCTTCTACAAATGGCAAAGGGAAATACTCTGAAACTACTGACACTGGACTTTTAATGTGTGCTAAAACCCTATCAATAACTTGTTTCAGTGTAATTGGTGGGCGTATATTTGACAGAGAACCAATTTTAGAATCTACAATATCCCCTGTTCTATCCCTGCCAGTAACAGAAATTGTGTGTGAATTACTTTCACCATCAACTTCAACAATTTCAGTGCTTCCAGTTAGGATTTTTTCACCATCCACCTTTACAGTACAATCTTCACCACCCCTAAAAGGCAATGGAATTGCATCTTTAGCAGTTGCTTGAAAACCAAATGAATTAGTTAGTGTATCTAATCTAAGTGTGGCAGTTGCCTTAGTCCAACCTGTGTATTCAGTTCCATTAACTTCAATAATCATGCTGTAAAAATCCGAATATCACCCTGTTGATAGGCAAGATCATATAGATTATTCAATTCAGCTATGGTTTCACCATCAACAGAATCACCATAATAAGTGTAGGCCAGTAATCTTGTAGAAGTTGGATTTGTTTTTACTGTAATTATTTGGCTAGCAGTCAACTTCTGTTCATTAAAAAAACCTTGTGTAGTAGTTCTTAGTTCTGTGATTCCATCAAGCAATTCTGCATCAGTTTCTTCAGATCTAAAAACTTTTTGGTATTGCTCTTCAAGAATTGCTTCATTTTCATTAATTTCTTCTACAGTGTTGTATTCAATTTGGGAAGCATTCAAATAGCTGTAACTAAGTGCAGTGGATTTAACAACAGAATTGAATGCATCATTGTTGTTATTCCGCTCTAAAGATATGAGGGTTGAATATGGTGATGCTATGTCAGTTTCACCAAAATTAAATAGGTTTCTAAAGGCTTCAAATGTACCATTGGGGGTTTCATACAGTCCATTGATACTATCCATAACCCCTGCAACACTGTCAGCAAGATCAACTGGGGTGTTGACAAGTGTAACAAGGCTACTGGTAAAAGTGTTTACCAAGCTGGTGTGTTCATCAATTCTGTAAGACAAAGTTGCAATTGGCCTAGTTGCTGCATTAACAGAATCAATAAATTGTGTTCCTTTATCTATCCCTGCCTGAAAATTTCCTGTTGCTCTTTCAGTTATTTCCCATACTTCACTAAGAATACTGATTGCAGTATTCACTACATCAGCAGTTTTAGTTGAAATTCCTGTAAGTACAAATAGGCTGGGAATCGGAATTCCCAAACTGTTTGACACTTCAAATTTCATACTGATTTCAGCAGAGCCCAAATCAGTAATCTTTTCTGACAGTGAAAATGTTCTACAAACTATGTTGTCATAACGTCCATACCATGGGTGTATTAGTGTGCCAGTTCCACCTTTTTCTAAAGCTGTAATCAAAGTATCTCTTACAGACTTATATGAAGAGATTATATTACCGTCAATATCTCTTCTTTCTGCAATAATCCCTTTCAAAGTAAATGTTCTTTGCTTCTTACCAAGATCTTCAATTACTTGATTGTCTGACCCTATAAATTGTTTCTTTGCATCCTTTCTGCCACCTTCAATTTCAGATCCTTTGATAAAAAAGAACGCCCCACGATATGAAGCTTCATGTAGATCTTCAACTTTCATTATTCTTGCACCATCATAATATACCCAAGTTGTGGCCCAGAACCACCTGTTATTTTTTGTTTTAAGGTTGCATTCGCTTCTTTAGGCACTTCAACCTTTAATTCAGCTTCAACTTTAGTAGTGTTAGTTGTGTCAGCAGTTTTAGTTAGGTCAACAGGATCATCACCAAAGCCAAAGAACCTACCAACCGAACTAGCAAAGGCTTTTATTTCATCCCACCATGTGTAAATTGCTAGGCCAATCATTGCAAGCACCAGAACTACCAAGCCTGTGGTGGTCAAAAGGAAAGCAGAAATTCCTGCCACTATTGCAGTAAATACCCCAGCGACAGCAGTACCAACCACAGCAAATGCAGTACCAAAGATTGCAACTATCCCAGCAGCAGCCACAAATACAGCAGCCAAAACAGCCACAGTTACAAGTGCCCATGCTATCCATTTTTTCTGTGTATCTGAAAGGCTTCTGAAATATTCAGTGACAGTGCCTAGAAAGCCACCCAATGCTTGGAATGCTGGTGCTAGTTGTTCCCCGATTTCTGCACCCAATGCAACCAGATTACCTTTGGCAATAGATGTTGACCTATTGAAAGTTTTCATCTGCATTTCATAGGCTGCTGTCAGTTGATCAAGCTTCATTGTGTGTACTGCATCTGCCATTTCTTCTACAGCAGTTACATTCAATGCAGCAGCAGCATCATATGCTTCCATTGCTGGGATAGCTTTAAGCAAATCATCTTTGCTTTTGTCACCAAGTTTGGCCAATCTTCTTAGTGTTTCAGTCCAACCAATTTCTTCTACCCCTTTAACACTAGTTGGAACACCAGCACCAGCTAGCATTGCTGCTGCTTCACCCTTTGCGCCAACAATAGATTTGATCAGTGCTTTGAAACCAGTAACAGATATTTCAGTTGAAAATGACTTTGTTAGAATTGAAGTAGTTGCAAGCAATTCTTGGTAAGATATGCCAATTCCGCTTGCATTTTTCGCAACTTTACCAATGTTTCTTGCTAGCTTTTCAACATCTGTTATACCAACTTTCTGGGCAGCAAAAAATCCATTGGCAACATCAGTTGCATCAAGCATATCATCAGAATAGGCAACCATAATTCTGGCAACACCCAAACTAGATACTGCCAAATCAGCATTACCACCAATTGCCAATTTTTGTGCTGCTTGAAAAGCGTTAAGTGTCATTTCACTTGTGCCAAGTGCAGACACTGTATCGAACAAAGCACTAGTTGCTTCTTCAGTGGAAAAACCAAATTTTGTTAGTGATTGTGTTGCTAGTTCTTTGACTCTTCCACCAAATTTTTCAAACTCTTTTTCATTCATCAATGTGTAAACATTTGTCAAACCCTGTTCCATGTTGCCAAATGCTTTTAATGAAGTGCCAACTAGCACAGCAGCAGCAGCAGAAGCATATTTCATGCTGGCACCAATAGCTTTTAGCCTCTTGCTAGTTTTCTTCATGGTTGTATTTAGCTTCTTGAATTTAGCATTCATAGCGCCAGTTTGTTTCTTAATCTTGGCTGCTATTCGGCTAAATTTATCTTTAGCTATGAACGTCCATACAACCTTTTGGGCCATTACTTTTTATTCCTTTGCGCAGAAATTCTTTGTGCTTCTTCTGTCAACATTGCTAGTTCTGGGAAAGGCATATTACACAATCTGTCATAACTAATTGCACCCTCAAAAAATACCATCAAGCTTGTGATTCCTTGGATGATTTGTCTTTCAGTCGCTTCAATGAAGATGCTAGTATGAAATTTACCATGTATTCACCAATCATATCTTCAAAATCATCAATACTAACTTTGTCTACTAGGCTTGTACCAAATTTTGTTTCACCATCTACTAAAGCAATCCCAGGCATTTGAAACAATCTTTTAGCTATATCCATTACTTCAGGTAGATCAACATCTTTAGACATAGCAAGCAAAGCAATCACATCTGCACTTTCAATTTCAGTTTCTACTTCTGTTGCTGTGCTTACAGTCTGCCCACCAGCTTCATTTCTTTCAGACATAGCCCTAAAAAATGACTGTTTAAGAGCAGCACATTCTCTACTGGTTTTAGAAGTTGGCGCAGTGAAAGCAATAAACTTTGCATCAACTTGTTCACCATGGCTTGCATAACTAAATGGTTGCTTCAGAACATATTGAAATTCTGTTTCTTCTGACATAGCGGGTATTTACCTTTCTTAGATTGCTGCGTTAGACATAAATTCAATATTGATAACACCTTCTGTACTGATTTCAATTTCAGGATCACCAGTAAAAGCTGCCTGTGTGAATGTGCGTGTGGTGTCACCTTCTGCAGTTTGACCCGCAATCTGCACAACATTTTCATTTCCGCTGGATTTCCAAGTTCTGGCAAGTTTAACATTTGCTGGTGTAGTGTGAAGATCAAACATAACTTTACTAAGGGAAGTTTCTACATCCCTAGAAAAGATCTGTTCTACAGCACCACCCCCTACAGATCCTGCTCTAACAGTTTGTTCACCAAACCCTTCAGTGTATTTCAATGAATTAGGCACAATCATAACCACTTCATCATTGACCAATACAGTTGCATCAGATAGTTGAATGGGCATTTTCTATTATCCCTCTGTGTTAAAAGCTATTTTGATAGTGGCAATGATTTGACGCAATTGTGTAACAATCGGCACAAACATAACAATAGTAACTTTGCCTAGAGAAAGATCTAGAGTTACATCTAGATTTTCTTTGTAATATACAAAAGCATCTTCACCAGATTGAACCAAAACATAGTTAGGCCCAGAAAGTGTTTTGTATAGTTGTTCCGAATATGCTCTAATAATCACATCATTTGCCATATCGCGCCCGCGCGACACATTACCATCAGTCAACCTAGACTGGGCAAATCTACTCTTGTAATTATTGAAGTAATATTCACGCACATTGCTAGATGTATCAACATAATTCAAGTATCTGAATGTAACATCTGCATTTGCTGCACTATCAGTTTTGTAAGTTGTAACCACTTCCCCTACTAGTGCGCTTGTGCCTGTAGCATTTACACCAATTACAGAAACACCAGTTACAAGCAATGCTTCTACTTCTAGTGCAGTCCAACCCCTACCAGTTGCAATTGTAGGCATCTGGGGAATCGGCGTATTGAAGTAAGGCAATGTTGCCAGTGCTGGCCCACCAAACTGATCAAGTGAAGCAGAACTAGTTACATAGCGCGAAATTGAAGCACTTGGTGTTAGGCGCAAAGACCTAATTGCAGCAAACATTGCTGACTTGGAATAGCTAGGTTCATTTTGTGCTGGGCCTTGATAGTTAGTTTCATCTTCAAGCTTATCAGAAAAAATAACCAAACTAGGTGAATTTTCTGCATCACCAGCTGAAAGTGAATTGGCATAACTATCAACCATTGTAGTAAATGCAACACCATCCATTACTGCATTTGTAGGATTAAATCTAGCATCCAACCAAAGCAGCAATTCATCTAGTGCAGTAGCTTCACTGAAAGGCCACACAATGCCTTGGTATCTTTCAGTTGCAACATCCAAAATACCAGTAAGTGTAGGATCTGTTGCACCAGTTGCACCCACTGTCACAGCATGACTAGTAAGCCCAGCAATGGTTCCTGTGCATTCAACACCAAGATCATTACCAACTGTGCCCAAATTATCACAAGTCAAAGTGACAGTACCAGCTGCATTCCCTGCAGTGTATGGGCATCTTAGATCAGCAGTAATTGCAGCTGCAATTGTATCACCAATTTCAGTAATGGTATCTTCATCAGCAACTGCAATTTCATATCTATGCAAGGTTTCAGAACCAGCAACCACAACCAATGTTCCTGCTTCTGTAACTGGCCCACCAACTAGCGTGATAATCTTTGTGCCAGCAGTACCAGCTGCATCATCAAGCCCAATAGCATCAACCTGCACTTGCGGTTTGATTAGTTTGAAAGCCCTAACCATGGCTGCAACCTGGGATGCTTCCCCGAAAAGTGTATTTTCAGGGGCATCACTGCTAGAAAGATTAGATTGCAGTTCACCATCAGCTGCAGTACCAGCAGCTACCATTTGACCAACAATAAGCACTTTTTGATCTGTGTTACTGACTGCCCGATCT